CTTTGTATTTGGTCTTGTAGTCAATATTTGACATATATCTCCTGTTAATCTTCTTCTAGATAATCTGTTAATAACATTTTTAAGATAACCATTGCATCAGGTCTAGATGAAAAATAAGCCCTACACGCTGCAGGATTAATTTGCATAAGAGTTTGAATATTAGAAGCCCAAAACTGATCTCGTCTAAATCTTAACATAGGATCAACGTGAGCCGCTGGAGAATTTAACAACTCTCTAGTGATTACGTTCATATCTACATAGGCGTCTAGCTTAGTGTTGTACAATTCGTTAAAAGGTATTGTACCAGCTAAATGAGCACCTACTACTGGTTTATCCACCTCTTCCATTAACTGATCGTAGTTATAATGAACAGGTTGATCTTGGATTAATCGCTGAGATTCTTGCTGTCTTGTTTCAGCATCGAATCCAGCCAGTGCCACGTAAGCAATCTGAGCTAGTTCAGGGTCTATTAAAGGAAGGAGTCTTTGATTGATAAAATCTTCAAACTTTAAAATCAATGGACGAATACCAGAATCTCTAGCTGCAGTTAATTTAAACTCGTTGTTTGATTCGCTCAAAGTTTGTGAGTTTGTAGCTCGTGCTAAATATCCATAAGAAGGAAGCTCGTCTGCAGAGATGTTAAACGCCATTAGAATGTTACGAGATGTAAAGTCACTCAAATACTGAAACTCGCCGTCTTTCTTGTTAGGTTGAGTACTTACCCAATCAACGTCGTCTGCCTTACTTACTCCGAAGATTGGAGTTCTGAAAGAGTTCGTTACGTTGTTAATAGATGCGTTAAACTGTTGTTTGATATCTTCGATTGTAGACTGATCAATCTCATCAGACTTAATTACCAACATACCGCGAGCTGCTTTACCATTGGCGAAGTATAACTTGTTATAAAGCTCAATAGACGTATGTGTAGTTACAGCGTTAATGACTGTATCTAGGATGGTAACAGGGTATCCATTATGTTCAATATCTGTAGGTTCGATAATATTGTGAAAGATCATCTCCTCTTCGGTAAAAGCCTGTCTAGGTATGCCTTCAACAACTTGAATGTAAGAATATTCATCTTTCTCTACTCTAGCGATATCCAATCTTTCACCAGCTAAGTTTTCCAAAGCTTTGATAGATTGATTTCTAATTCCCTGAGCAGCGTCACCTTTTCTAACTGTTTTGTAAATAGTACCTGCGTCTACAGGTCGAAAACGGTGGAAGTTCTTATCGGTGTCTCTAATTACTTCTGTAGTAAAATAAGCAAAAGAGATAGCGTTTCGGGTTTGTACGTCCAAGAATTGAGATAGCGTCATTTTCTGACTATCTTTAAGACCTTCATTAGATCCGCAGTTAATCAGAAGTTTTGAAACTGAGTTCATTCTTTCTTGAATAACTACCATTTGTTCTGGTTCAATATGCTCTTTAAATTCAGGTTTAATATCAATTTCAATACCGATATCGAAACGGTCAGCTCTTGCTCTACCGAACATCGACATCATGTTTCCACGAGTTCTTAAGATACCAGCGACAAGAAAGTTTTGACTTCTAATCTGCTTAATTACTGAGTTAGGTAACAGACCGCGTTTGATCTTGAAAACACCTGCATAGGTGTCCATTTGATTCGGCTGCTCTGTAAAGGCAAGTCTAGGTACGGCTCTTTTTTTGTCTGCCGATCCAATAGCTTGCTTAACTAATCCAGACAACATACTACCGTTCAGAGCTTGTGCATTTTTTATTACCTGCTCGTTTTGAGTCTCTTGCAGTACTTGAATAGAGTCGTATATAATTTTAGGTTTGTCTGACATAGTTATTCTGCAGTAACGTAGAATACAGTAGCTGTATCTAACGATTTGTTTTCAATTTCCAAACTGTAAATCGAAGCTGTGTTTAAGAACATTCCCGGCTTTTGTTTAGTACCAAACTGTATTGGTTCTATTGTATTAGAGATTATACCATTGATTTTAATATTTAACTTCTTATCTGATTCAATATAGATGAATTTTTTCTGATTAGTGTAAATGTTAAGTTGAGTAGAAACGCCTAATTCTTCAGGTAGAGTCTTTGAACTAAAAATTTCAATATAGTTAGAAGAAACGTCTGTAATCTCATAAGTACCAAAAGAAACCGAGCTGAAGTCTGCGCTAATGTCTAGTTTATCACCAATCTGAACACCTGAAGCGCTATATATTTGAACTTGAGAATCAAAAGTAAGACCTAGTGTAATTGGACCTTCAGCGGCTCCTGCAGCAGATTCGACCGTAAAAGACGTAGACGTCTTAGAAAGTACTTTAAACTTACCTTGGTTTTGTAGGTTAAATACTCCGCCAATTCGGACTTCGTCTCCAACTGCAACGGACGATAAATTCCAGATTGTTCCACCCGTAGCTGTAAAAATCAAGAGAGGTCCGTTTTTAGAAACTGTAACTTGAGTCGTAGCGTTCGAAGCGATAGACCTAGATGTTCTAAATTGAGGCGAAGTACCCGAATTATGAAGGATTATATAGGTATTAGAAGTAGAAGGTTTAAGTGTAATGTCGTAAGTGGTTGTATTATCATCAGATACAGCAGCCACTCCTGAAAACAATGACTTAAGTTGATTTGGAGCTAGTTTGACAGTTTCTGACTTAGGTTCTTTAATTTCAATACCTTGGTAGTCTACTGTCCAACGAAAATTGTTTTTACTTGGATTGTTGGTAGCGTTGTCGTCTTCATAACCTGTTATCGACGTCAGTATATTCAATTTGCTCATTTTTTCTCCAATTTTCATTAATTATATGATTTAAAGATTGCTTTTTCGACAAAAAGTCAATCGTAATGTATTTTTATCCCCAAAATATCTTCTTTTTTACAATTATCTTATCTTGCGTAGAATTTTCATAGTCTGGAACCAGTTCTTTCATCTTGGTTTTCATAAGCTCTTTGTTAGCCTTGCCTGCTAATACTGTAAGATCCTGAGGCTGGTTTGGAGCTGTTTTAACCTTATCTACAGAATGATCTATGCTGAACATAATACGTCCGTTTCTATTAAAAAGATTCTGCATAGGATATCTGATAGAATCCATAATATCTGATACGCCGTCTTTATCGTGATATGGCTTACCTTCAATAACATCGCCCTTACCATCAATTGTCCATTTATACTCTCTAAACGCTTGAGATACTCTTTCAGTAGAAGGCTGTTGGATAACGAAAAATCTACGAGTATTTGATACGTCTACAATTCTCGACTGAAGGGCTGTAATACCGTCTTCTACGACTTTTTTAAATTCAGGACATTTGATACCAGCTTTACGTAAAGTAACTAAATAAGCAGGATAAGCTTGTTCTAGATACCATCTAGAAATCCCCCACTTCTCTTGCATTTCACGTACAGCTTTGACAATATCTTCTAATTCGATACGGTTTTCCAAAAATCCATCTACAACCCAAGTTTCACCGTTAGGTAAAATAGCCAATACAACCAGCGAAGTAAAATCGGTAAAACCCCAATCTCCTCCACCAATAAACGTAACTCCTAAGTTCATTAAACTATCTTTCAGAAACTCCATGGAGTTGTTTGGAGACTTATGTCCAAGAAGCTTCTCTAAAGCTTGTTCTGGCGTTAAAATATTTAAATTAGTATCAAACCTACCGTATACCAACCCTGCGCTAGAAGGTTTATTACAAAGCAATTGAGCGTCTGCAATATCGATATCTGTAACTTTAAAGTTGTTGTGTGTGGCGGTTAGTGGCTTATATAAGAAGCCTTTATCATCTTTAGGTCTATCTACTAGCATGTTTTTCATTACAGGTAATAGCTGATGCTCTGCAATCCCAGCATAAGCTTCTATCATTTCATACTTATTAGCTTCTTCGTCTGGTAGAAGTTTAAACTGTGCTGGTGAGAGATTTTTTAAAGGAAGTTTAGTAGATATGTATCTAGTCACCTTAGGTTCGTTTATTCTAGCAACTTCATCGGATATTTTTTCAGTAACGTCAATGATGTTCCATTTAAATACTTCTCCGCCAATTTTAGGAGTTAATTGAATCTGAGACTCCATAAGTCCAGAGGCAAATTTTCTTGTACTTAGAATTAGAATTAGTGGAGAGTATTCTTTATAGACTGAAGGAACCATTCGACTTTCTTTAAAAGCATTCGGGTCCATTAGATCTAACTCATCTAAGATAAGGAAAGGTACGTGGCGACTATTCATCCCCGCTCGTGTAGCTGTTAGAACCGTAAGGGAAAGATCTTCCTTCTCCTTAGTCCTCCACTCGATCAATGTTTTATTGTCTGAAACTCTTGTCCATCCGTGATATTCTAAATACGGACGTATCTTTCTGAAAAATGAGTTTACGTAGTTAACGCAAGCTCCAGCTTGGAATTTAATAGCAGCAGCGTGTGCGATAGGTATTCTGAAATGTACAAAGCATAGCACTTCAATAGCCGCTGCTGAAAGAGTTTTAAAACTATCTCGACTAGCTACCATTACTACTTGTGGGACGTCTTTTGTTTGATTGGTTTTGAAAAGTTCGTAGATACGCCACATGGCTTCGATCGGACCGTGGGTCGAAGTATCGTATACAACCCCCATAGGGAAGTACAAATCGAAATATAGATAAACCCAATCTCTCAACTCTTCTTTAGAATTGAGAGGCTGGAATATCAGCATTCTTTTGTATTCTTCCAAATCGTCGTTAGATTCCATCTTACCTTAGGCGCGTTCATTCGCTTCGTTTTTAAATGATTCTGCACTTTCTAAACTCTTATCAAAATTCTGAGCGTCTAGAAACTCTTGTCTTTCGAGAGCTTCATCTCGTGGAGTACAAATAATACCACCTAAAGTACCCATTACAGAAGCAATACTGCAAGCGTTTAAAAGAGCTTGAGTTACAGCTAGAGTAGCATCGTATACGCCCATATCTTTAATCTTACCATATTCGGCAGTAGCTACGTTAAAAACTAGATCTTTATTTTTAAAAAGTTCAGTTAGAATTTCTTGTACTTCTTCTTCATTATATCCAGCATTGTCCAGAAGTTTGAAGAATGGAGCCATTAAAGAAGGAATAACTACTTTCTGAATAATAGGGTCTGGATCTGAGTTAAGTTTAACTACTTGATCAATAAGCGCTCTACAACCACCCGGCAAACAACCATGGTTAATCGCAGCTCTTACAGCACAAACAGCATCTTCAGCTCTGTCTGCTTTCTCTTTAAGCTCTCCGTTAGAAGATCCGTAAATACGAAGCTGAGCAATACCGCTAGTTAGTTTACCAACTCTTTCTTCAAGAATCATCTTCTCAAGCTTAGACTCTGATTGAGCCATTTGCTTGCGAATCTCTTCGGCTCTAGATTCGATGTTTAACTCGTCAGGATTACCTACGATAGTTGTGCGGTATCTGTAGATAGAAATCCTCTCCACTTCTTTTCCAAAATCATCTGGAGTAGCTTCAGACAACGGATTATGCATATCAAAAATCTTAGCGCCCGTAAAAGCTGAAACATCAATCAGGAAATGAAGCTGAGCGTTTGCAATAGCGTCCATAGGCGTAACCAATGGGACTACGTTAATAGTGTTAGGATTCGGAAAGTTAAACGCTAGCCAAGTCAAAACAGGGTCTGAGAAGTAGTGAGCAAGAATCACAACGTTTTTAAAATCCATCTCACCAGAAACATAACGCTCACCGATTGACTGAAGAACGTCTCCAATTTGGAGAACATCGGTAAGATTACCGTCAAACAAAATAAACAGAGGTTTCTCTAGTTCACATCTTTGATTAGCTTGGTCATTAATAAACGCTGGATGAAACTTACCAATAGACTCTTCATATCCTTTGTTGATTGGAAAACCTTCAATAAGCTTAACGTCGTATGCGCCTGAAGGTCCAGAAAGCTCTTGAATAGTAACATGAGAAGCTGAAGAAAAACCTGTAAGCTCAAAAGCCTCCATAACAGATTTAGCCATGTCAACATCGCCGTTTACAGAGATTGTAGCTACTTTCTCAAGTAGATGTCTATCTTTAATATTTTTGACCCGAATAGATGATTCATTCAGGTCAGGGACAATTTTTTCTTTAACTAACTTATTAATAATACGTGTAACTCTTTGTGGAGAGTATTTACGGTTTTCACCACAAAAATTAAATAGATTCCTGTAAAATATTTTTAAATTTAACTTCTAAATTATTTACGCTAATTATATCATTATCAATTGTTTTAGCAATAATTGAATCTAAATTACTTAGATCACAATATGGGTCAATATCTATTGCGTTATTGAGAAAATTAGCCAGTTCGCTCTTAAACTCTTGGTTTGAATATTCAAGATTATCATCTTGCAGTAATATATATGTTGATAATCTTGTGAAATAACAAAAAGTTTTAAGTCTTAATTTAAAACTCTTATTATTATCTATATTCCATATTCTACATGATGAATATGGAATATAGATAAAAAATGGGGTAACAAACTGAATAATATTTTGTGGACACTTGACAGCTACACATAGTTGATACTCTTCTGTCAACCCTTCCTGCAAATCTTCCGGCACACCTTCTGGCAACTCTTTTGGCAATCCTTTTGACACACCTTCTGACAACTCTTTTGGCAAATCTTCTGGCAATACACTCGTTATTAGATTATTTTCTCCAATATTAGGGTTATCATTATATGTAATCCATCCTTTATTGTTACATATATTGATAATATCTTTATTATCCCATGGTAATAAACAAGTATCTATATATTTTTTTTCATATTTATGTTCAAGAATAAAATTATGATTCATGTATTATATTAAGTAATTAATTAATAACTATAATATTATTTTAATTATTATTTTATTCAATTTTTTTACTTTATATATAAATAATTATATAAATTATGTATGATATAAGTAAAAAAATATTCTTTACTTTATATATAAATAATATAAAATGAGTAATCTATGTTTAACACAAATGGATCTTACTAGATGGTTTAAGTCTATTGAACATCTGATAGGTATATTAAATGGTATTAATGATTATACACGTGCAAACAATTTAACAAAATCATTAATTCGTTCAACAAAATGCTTTAAATCATTAGGCGAATATTATTTATCACATTGTGATTCATATGATGTTAAAGTAATGCTTAATAGAATAACAATAATAATTCAAAATCTTAAATTAAAGGAATGCTTACAAACAGATTCAAATGTTTTAATAAATATAACTTTTTTTGAATTGGAGAAATGGAAACAAGGAATTATGTATAAAATAGGAGTATTAATGGCAATGTCAGATAGTGTTATGCAAAATATGTTTTGTAAAAAAATCTTACAAGAAATCTTATGTTTAACAATGTATGCCAACGCATATCTTGAAAAATTAAAATCTGATACTACCCCAGAATTAAGAAAAATTCATGATCTAAATATATTAATTACACAATTAATAAATATAGCTAAAAATATGATAAAATTTCGGACATAAACTTTTTTTGTTTTATAATATTATGGTTGTATGTGTATTATAATATCTTTATCATGAAGATATTAAAGTAATATTAAAAACATGAGATCTTTTAGATTGTTATTACATTACAATCTATGAGATCTGGGTGAGTTATCGTGTTCATTGTCAGCTACTTCTTCTTTAACTTCGTCAATATGATCTACTTGTGGTACGTATGTTCCTTGCCTTTGTTTCTTACCGGTTGGCATTTTTGCACCAGATGAAACTGCTCTTGCTGAACACGTTATTAACTCTTCTAACTCTGAGTTATCTCCAGTTTTCATGGCAATAGTTTGAATACGGCTGAAGTTACCTTTATACTCTTTTGCGTTTTCTTCACTCATTTGTTGAGTTGTTAGTTCAACTAATTTTACAGTATCAATAGCACTAATTTTTATGCGTGTTAAGTTTGCAAGATGGAGACCGAAAAAAAATATAGTCAACTCATATACTTTAAACTTAGCAACAGCGATGTATTCTTTCTCGTAGCATGTATGTACTGCAAGAGTTTCTACGGCTATTGATGACTCTGGGTTACATTTAAATGTGCATGTACCTGACGTATTACTTACGGCAATTTGATAAGCCGTATTGGAGATTTGTCCTAGATTTCGGAGCTTCGGATGTATTTCACTCTCTATAAGATGTGGGTCACCTGTCATGATACTATTACCATCTAATCTGGTGTCTGTTAACTTTAGAGGTGATTTACCACAATTAGGAAAAATTGTTTCAAAATCGCTTATTATTGTTTCTACAGCCCAGTCTCCTGCCTCAATAATGATATTTTTACGATGTTTTAATCTCATTATGAGTTGTCTTATATCTTGTTGATAGCTTCCAAATGTTTTATTTTCAAAAATACTAGAACACACAAAACGAATGAGCGCCCATGCATTATTATTGTTAAGTACTTCTACTAAACTGTGCGCAGAGATACTTAATGTGGTTGCACAGCCTATGCGATAGTTTACTACATTGCGAATATCGGAAAGAGATAAGACTTTATTGTTGCCAATTGAGTCGTCAAACAAATTATCATGGTCGCATATAGCAAAAGTAGACATGTCTCTCGGAGGCGTTAATAGTTGTTCTACTTCATCAGAATACGTATTTGAGGACGATCGTTGTAACAGCACTTCACTATTATTTTCTACCTCCATTGATTTACTAGGTTGTGCGTCAGCTGCGGAGAGGAGTTGTTCTACTTCATCATAATACGTATTTGAGGACGAACGTGTTAACAGTGAATCATTGTTAGTTTCTAACTCCATTGATTCACTAGATTGTGGCACATCTGTGGGAAAAAAATGTTTTTCTTCAGTATAATTCGTAGTTGATAACAATCGTGTTAAACGTGCTGGCGGTGATGGTTCTTCATTGTCTTCATTGTCTTCATTGACACTATACTCCATTAGGTCTTTTAGCGCATCTCTAGCCATAAGTTCGGGTAAGCCGGCAGTCTTCATATTTGAATCTTGAAAGGTACTCATTTTATTTGTAGATACATATATATTATTAAATTGTTCACCATAACATAAATAATTCAATTTTTTAATTAAAAAACTACTTTTTTAATCAAAAATCTAATTTTTTACCATATTGATTTAATGATAAATCATGTGTCCATAATTTCATAATATATTCTATTAAATTATTTGGTTCAGCTAGTAGTTTTTCTCCTTTAGCTCCTCCTATTTTATTACTATAACTTCGTTTTATACTCATATTGCTAATAAATTTTATTTTTTTATGTAACACTTCTATATATTTATCAATTAAAAATTTTAAATGATTATTTAATTTTGCGGTTTGTGTTATATACATAATATTTACTTTTGAAATCATAAATGGATTATAATTAAATAATGTGCATTCAACTAATGTATCTAAATCGGTGTTAATAATAATTGATAATTCATTCCGTTCTTTTATTAGATATATCATAAAATTACTCATTTTTGTTATAGAGTTACTTGATATGGTAAAATGTTTTTCAAAATTAATATCAAAAATAATATTTGAGGAAGGATGATATACAGCAACATTACAAATACCAAATCCATATATAAATGATTTTTTAACATTAGTCCATTCATGAGTTACCATATTTATTGGAATATTTTGTTTAAACCATAATAAATCATTTGTACCCGTCTCAATATTATCTGCATTTATTAGTTTATCAAATTGATTTTTTATTTCTTCATAATATTTAATAAAATCAATTATTTTACGTCTATCTGTCATAATACCTAATCCCGTAAATATAAATAATAAATTATCAATATATGTGTTATCTATTGATCCTTTTGTATTTTTTTCTCTTAAATAATCAGCTAGATTTACATCTGTGTTTAATTTATTACGATTATCTAGTAAATTAAATCTTTCATACAATTCTAATGATATTTTTAAATTCCAATAATTATTTTTATTATCTAGATTTTCTCTAATAGTTGCTTTTTCAATAAAATAATTATTTTTTTCTTTATTAAATTGTATGATTTTACATTCTTTTGTTGACATTATTTTTTTCAGGGGATTAATTAATTTAAGTGCAATATTATAATATATTTCTAAATCTTCGCGGCCATATTTTTCTCTCAAAAAAAATATATTTTCATTTAATCCAAGTAAAGTATATTCGGACATTGTTATTAATGAGATCATAATTAAAACTATATCATGAACATTACATATATATGCATATACAATAGCATATGTCATAAACCAATTAATATTATTATCTTTATCATGCCATTTTATATTTGCAACTATGTTTGCTATAATTCTGCCAATAACAGTTTTAGTATACATTATGTTGGTATTTATAAATTTTATTTTCTTATTTTCAATAAATACATCTTGTGTAATTGTTTTAATATTATTATCAATAAATAAATTAAATGAAAAACATCTTGACATATATTTATAAATTTTATATGATATAATTGCGGTGTCATTAATATATTTTGATTTTTCATTTTGTTTAATTTTAACAATATCTCCATTTAATAGATTTCTCTTAATATGTGTTTCGTTTGGATGAACTATGTAGAAAGTTCCATATAAATCATAAATACAATCTTTTATATCATACCCAGTAATTTGTCTCATATTTCGATTACTTAAACAATTAAATAATTGTGTAGAATCATGTCCTACCGCACATCCAAATGCGTCATCAGTTTGTGTAATATAATATTTAATTGAGTTAATATCTACTTTATGCATTGTAATTGATAATAAATTTAATGTGGCTAATGTAAATGAATTTCTATATGTGTATTGTTTAAAAAGAAAATTGTTAACAATTTTACTTTCAAATAATTCTGGTGCTGAATTAAGTATTAATGTTTCAATATATGCATTGTGTATTTTTTTACTTATATAATCACCCCACTTAATTGATGATAATATATAATTCTCATATGGATTATGTATATTTTGATTTTTTCTATTACTTGCCGATAAATTATATAAATCAAGAAAAATATTTTCAAGACATATTTTTGGCTCAGATTTATATTCTAGTCGTGAATTTTTAGTATACATATAATATACAGTCCCCTCACCTACTCTTCCTACTCGCCCTCGTCTCTGTATTCTACTCGATTCTGAAATTTTTTTATATTCTATATTTGGTTCATTGGTTATATAGTTATCACTAACACTAATATAATAACCGGTATCAATAACATATTTTAAACTATCTATTGTAATAGATGCTTCCGCAATATTTGTAGATACAATAATAACTCTTTTATATGTATTAGGAGGGACCCTTTTTACTTTTATTTTTGGATCTGGATATATTTCATTATATAGATCTGTTCTTAAAACTGTAATTTCTTTTACTTTTTTAGATAATGATGTGAAAATAGTTGTCCATTTAATTGGTAATTCACCATAATAAGGTAAACAAATAAAATCAGAATTTATTGGTAAATTTTTATTTATTTTTTTTACTAATGATATAATCTCCTTGGTTCCTAAAGAAAATAATAAGATATCTCCATTTACATCTTTTTGAATAATTGACATTACTTTATCATATGCTAAAATTTCTGCATCAGCATATGTTTTTGGTTCTGATTGTAAATAACAATCAATAACTTTATATATTGTTGTCTCGCCAGGAGGAGATATATGTATACGTCTATCAACATATATTCTATTTAAAATTAAGCAAGGATTATAAAAATTAAGTGGATACGATAAGTTATCGTCGATTTCTTTATAATACCGACGATATACATACTCATCATCTGTCATTGTTGCAGAAATAATTACTAATTTTAATGAATTATTTATCCTAACAGTATCTCTGGCAATTGTTAAGATTAAATCCATGTTAACATTATGTTCATGAGATTCATCAACGATAATAATATCATCTCTATTTTCCGATTTATATACATTAAATTCAATATCCTCGCATGTTTTATTTTGATTATGTGATAATTGTGTTTGTTTATAGATTGGATATTTTCTTAATTCATCAAATAATTTTCTGTCTGTAACTAATTTTAATCGTAACCCATTATGATTTTCAACTAAATGAGAGTCATGTTGTGTATCATATTGAACATATCCATTATATGTTTTAATTTTTTGTTTTGTATTTTGTGATAACTCAAGTATTGGGACACCTAATTCCCATGATATTTGTTCACTATTATCTCGTGTTGGCGCAATACGCGGAGTTGAACATATAACTTTCCCATTTTCTTTTCTATCAATCATTTTTAAAGCATACATAAACAGTTTAGGTATTTGAGTTGATTTACCTTGCCCTGTTGATCCAGTAATATATATAACTCTATTATTAATATAGTGATGAAAAAAGTTAATTTGAGCAATCCAATCCATAGAATAGAATGAATACCATCGATATTCAGAAGTTATCAGATCAAAATATGTTTTCTTCTTTCCTCTATAAATCTCAGCTAATTCACCATATGGTTTATTATTTAAAAAATAGTACGCATTATATGAATAATTTTTTATATTCTCATTTGTAAATACTTGTGTTTTTAATAAATTAAATTGATTAGTTGTTTTTTCTTCATATGACCTGCCTAATGCTTTATTATCAGTTAATTTAGGAGCAGGTACAAAAGTATTTAATAACCCTTTATAAATATGTGATTCAAATGTAATATCAATTAATTTAGTTCTGATATATTTAAAAAATATAGATCCAATATAATTATGTAATCCCCATACTTTATTTTTTGTATCATGTTGTCCAAATAATTCACATGTAGTATTATATAGTTTGCCATTGTGATTAATTTTATAATACCTATTTGATGATTTAGAATATGTTCTGGCATAATATTTTGTAAAAGACATTACATTCATTATTTTAATATAATCCTCTTCTTCAGTTGTTGTGTTTGATTTAGTTCTTGCTTTAACATATGTTGAATTTAAAAAATTAATTAATATCTCTCTTTCATCTATAGTAATATCGTACCAATTTTGTCTATAATATGAATTCTGTTGTATATTTTGATTATCTATATTATCGCCATTATCTATATTATCTATATTATCTACATCATTTGAATCAGGAACATATAATTTAATAAATGCTTTTGCATAATTATAAAAAAATTTATATTTTAATGTTAACTTTTCTGGAAAATGAAATACGAGAGAGCCTAATTTTAATTCTTTAGGTATCTCTTTACAATATGTTACATAATCTTTCAGCACATGGGAATCAGATAATAATTTATCTGTGCGTTTCACTTCTTTCTCATCTATAAATGGTTCATAACAAAATTTCATATTATTTAACCCATCTAGCATCTTACCCTTTTTTAAATTATTAACATCATTAATATCATTTGGATTAAATTTTATTACAATATTTCTACCATACCACGTATACAGAAATTGTTGTATTATATCTAATAAATATAAATAAATATCTTCATATGGTATTAATTTTATATTAGTTACTAAATCATAATTTGATATATGGGTATCTTTTAATAATACATCATCGTCGTCATCATCATCATAAATAAACATATTCGTTTCGCTGTCTATTTTACTTATTTTTTTATAACCAAAATGAGAAACAATAGAATTAATTAAATTATAATTTGTTTCCATTGATACAATAATTTTTTCTAACATTTTTATATAATGATTAACAATATTATGATCATTATCTTGCATCATTATTAAATTTAAAAATCCATCCCATTTTTTT